ACAAACTATTATTAATATTCTACAAACAAGATTGAATGATAGTATTTCACAAAATATTCAATTAGAAGCAAAATTAATTAGACTGCAAGAAGATACTAAAGCAGCAGAAACTCAGCCCGATACCGAAGAAAACGTGTAATTATTGGAGTAAAAAATGGCATTAAATCAAGTAGATATAAGCATGATGCAAGATATTCCTGCACCTGGTGTTGCTGGAAAAATTATAATATCCGATGGAACAGACTGGACAAGTGGAGTAAATTCACCAGTTGGTTCAATAATAAAACAAGCAACTGATCCAACAGTATCGGATCCAGCGACACCTACTGTTGGTGATATGATATTAAATCAAGTTACAGGAGAACTTTTTACTTGTACTACAGTTTCAGTTGGAGCTAATGTTTGGACAAACACGCGTGGTCCTGCAGTTCCTGCTGCTGATTTAACTCCTGCTTATCAGGCAATAGCTACATTAGGATTACATATGGGTGTAGCAGATAACAAGGTAGCTTTCAATTTGCCAAATTCTTTTATAGATGTTTTCCAAGATGATGCAGGAATTGCTACGGAAACCGATGTTGATAGGAACGCTGCTGAGTATGTAACTTCTGCAACTGCTGGTTCTGGTCTTGCCACTCCAGCAAATACAAAGATGCTATTTCACATGGATGCCGTGGACGGTTCAACTACATGGACGGACAGTTCTGCATCTCCGCACACAATTATAAATACCAATAGTGCCCCACAGACCACAACTGCTGGTAATTACAAATTTGGAGCATCGGCAGGAAATTTTACTGGCTCATGGAAAATAAGTACTGCTGATACGGCTGACACCGCTTTTGGTACTGGAGAATTTTATGTAGGGATGTGGGTAAAAGTCAATGTTCTGTCTAATGCACAAACACCTATTTTTGGAAATAGAAATTCTGGTTCTGGTGATAATACATGGTGGTATTTATATTCACACCCAGACGGAAGAATTAGATTTGATACGTCAGCAGTTATGTTGGTTCAAACTAGTACTGGAGCCTTAACTCAGGGAACTTGGACACATGTAGCTGTTAGCAGAAACTCTGCCAATTTAATACAAATATTTGTTAACGGAGTTGTGCAGGGGTCTGGAACTTCTACAAATAATTTTAGTTCAAGTGGTGGATTATATTTAGGACACGATTTTCCGTGGAATGGTTATTACGATGGCTGGTATGACGAATTTATTATGATTAAAGGAAGTGGTGGACATGTTGTTGCTTTCACGCCACAAACAGAAGCTTACGGTGCTGGGCTAGTTACCAGTGCTACTGGAACTCTTATTTCAGACGCACAAACTACAGCATCTACCACAGAAGTATCAGGAGCTTTTCTGTATACTGACAATGCAGGAACAAATACCATTGGGACTGATCTCAAAATTTATTTTACAGCAAACAATGGTGGAGCATGGACAGAAGCTTCTTCTTATGGTACGGCTCAAACATTTTCTGGTTCTATCAAACAGGTCAAGCTAGGGAAAACTACAGTAACTGCTGGCACACAAGTAGCTTTGAAAGCAGTCTGGGCTAATCAAGCTGCAACAGTAGCTGGATCAAAATATGCTGTTACGTCAGGTATGCTATCGCATACAAATATGTCTGGTTGGTATGCTGGTACAGAACCAGTTGACGGTGCTCTCACTAATAATACTGGGTTTTATGTCGCAACAGCAGCCACGACAGGAGAAGTGAGAGTTGATCTAGGATCTGGTAACGCTCAGACTTTTGGAAAACTTAGAGTATATGTAACTGTTGCAACGAGTGCTGCCGTTTGGACTGTTGCTTATTCAGATGATAATTCATCTTGGACAAATACCGATCTTACAACTTTTGCACCAGGAGCTTCTAGTTTTGGAGCTTGGTTTGAGGGGACGTGGACTAGTGCAGGGGCGCATCGTTACTGGAAAATGTTTATTAGTTCTGGAACTGGTGCAGGACAAGGTTGGAACTCAGAAATTGAATTCCATACTGCAGCAGTAGGAGGTAAAGTAGCTCACTTAGAAGGTTGGGCAGTAAATTATTGATAAAAAATACTGTATGAAAAGAAATAGTATAATTGTATAAAATAATAAGGAATAAAAAATGGCAGTTACTACAAGACCACAACTTATTGAATATTGTTTAAGGAGACTTGGTGCTCCAGTAACAGATATAAATATAGATGACGAACAAATCTCTGATCGAATAGATGATGCAGTTGAATTTTTTCAAGAGTATCATTTTGATGGTGTTGAGAAAGTTTTTCTTAAAAGTGTATTAACACAAGCAGATATTGATAATGAATATATTGCAATTCCTGATGCTGTTATTAGTGTTCTTCGTGTTCTTCCAATTCCAAATTTTAATGCATTTCAAACTGGTTTCTTTAACGAAGAATATCAACTGCGTTTAAATGACTTGGAAAATTTCAGTGGTTCTTCAATGATTAATTGGCAGTTGTCGTTAACCAATTTTTCATTAATAGAACATTTGTTTTCTATTCAACCCACAATGATGTATAATAGAAAACAAGATAGAGTATATCTGGAAACTGATTGGGAAAATAAATTTACTGTTGGATCTATTCTTATTGTAGAAGCTTATCGAGCACTTGATCCTGCTACATACCCTCAAGTATACAATGATATGTTTTTGAAAAAATATGCTACTGCATTAATTAAACAACAATGGGGAAGCAATCTAAAGAAGTTTACAGGTGTTGTATTACCTGGCGGAATTTCATTAGATGGACAAACAATATTTACTGAAGCAACTGAAGAGATCATAAAAATAGAGGAAGAGATGAGTATGAAACACGAACTTCCACCAGACGGATTTATAGGGTAAAATACAAATGGCCTCAAATATATATTTTCAAAACGCAACTGCAGATCAAAGTTTATTAAACGACATTAACAGAGAAGTTATACAACAGGCAGGTATAGATATATTATATCTTCCTAGAATCCTTGTTAAAGAAGATTTAATATTGGGTGAGGATGTTTTATCTAAATTTTCAACCAATTATCAAATCGAAATGTATGTTAAGTCTAATGATAATTTTGGTGGAGCAAGTGATGAAATTAGTAAATTTGGTTTAACTATTACAGATGAACTTATATTAACAGTTCATGCTGAAAGATTTAAATTTGTAACTGGTATGGATATTCCAAAAGAAGGTGATCTAATATGGTTTCCATTATCAAAAGGATTATTTGAAATTAAATTTGTTGAAGATGAACAACCGTTTTATCAAGTTGGAAAGAATTATGTTTTTGATATAACATGTGAAACTTTTCAATATTCTAATGAAACATTTACTACAGGGAAAACTTATATTGATCAATTAGCTGCAGACAATCTTCTTACTAATACACAAGATTTAGAGAATGTACCTGCTGCTAAAAATGTAGCAATCGAAGCAGAAGCAGATTCAATATTAGATTTCACAGAAGAGAACCCTTTCGGAGATAATACTTTTTAATGTTTGGTAGCCATTACTATAATAAAAATATTCGCAACATAGTAGTTCTTTTTGGAACGCTTTTTAATGATATATCAGTTAAACGGGTGACCTCTGCGGGTGTTACTTCTAGTGAATTTAAAGTCCCTATAGCTTATGGACCATCAGAGAAGTTTCTTGCGAAAATTGGTGGAAAAGATGAGTTATCATTACCAAGATTTTCTTTTGAAATTACTGATTATGCTTATGATCCTACAAGAAAATTACAAACTACAAAGAAATTAAAAAAAGGAAAATCAGGTAGTACTACACGGATGGATTCATTGTTCAATCCAGTTCCATATGATTTTAGTATTACGTTAAGTCTTATGGTAAAGTATAGTGATGATGGAACACAAATATTGGAACAAATACTTCCTTACTTTACGCCAGATTTTCAAGTTGCTATGAATGAAATATCTACTTTGGGAATTATACGAGATATTCCAATTATATTAAATAGTGTTACAACCGAAGATACTTATGAAGGTGATTTTATTACGCGACGAGCACTAATTCATACTTTAACATTTACAGTTAAAGGTCATATATATGGTAGAACGTCTGATCAAAGTCTTATTAGAACAGTAGATGCCAATATTACTGGAACTAGTTTTGACAATCCAACAATAGTAGATGGTGCATTAGTAGGAGATAAAAATATAGAAATTAAACCTAGAGCATTATCTGATTTAAATAATGATGAAGTTATTGATAATCTCGATCATGGTTTAGTTATGCCCGATAATGATTTTGGGTTCATTGAAACAATTACTGAAGAGCCATAATGAAACAAACTTCTGTAGAAAAATTAAATAAAGTATTAGATATAACAGGTGATTTGATTGATGTCAAAAAGGCAAAAGCACCAACTGTGGAAATAAATACTCAAGACCTTACTTCTGAATATGAATTTTCTCAACATCAATATCATAATATTATTGATAAGGGAAACGAAGCTCTAAGTGAACTTATGGAAATAGCAAAAGCTGATGAAAGTGCTCGTTCTTTTGAAGTGTTAGGTCAATTGATGAATACTCTTACTACTACTACAAAAGAACTTTTACTATTACAGAAAACTAAAAAAGAAATTGAAAGAGATAAGAAAGATCCATCTACAGTTAACAATTCTTTGTTTATTGGCTCAACAGCTGAGTTACAGGAGTTATTGAGTAAAAAGAAATAATATATGAGTGACAAAAGTGACAAATATTTAGGAAACTCTTTATTGAAAAGAGCAGATGTTCAACACGAATACAGTAAAAAAGAAATACAAGAATATATAAAATGTCGTGATGATATTATATATTTTTTAGAAAATCATGTAAAGATTGTCCACGTTGATCATGGTCTTATTCCCTTTTCTTTATATCCTTTCCAGAAAGATTTAATAAATACTATATCTGATAATAGAAATGTTATTGTAAAGACTGGTAGACAGGTTGGTAAATCAACCACTACACTTGGTTGGTTATTACATTATGTTCTTTTTAATCAGTCTAAAACAGTTGGAATACTTGCTAATAAAGCTTCTACTGCTAGAGAATTATTAAGTCGTATTCAAATAGCATATCAACACCTTCCTAAGTTTCTTCAACAAGGACTTAAAGAATGGAATAAAGGTTCGTTAGAACTTGAAAATGGCAGTAAGATTATAGCTTCTTCCACATCTTCTACTGCTATTCGTGGATTTTCTTTTTCTTGTATTTTACTAGATGAATTTGCTCATGTTCAAAGACATATAGCAGATGAGTTTATTCGTTCTGTTTATCCAACTATTTCATCTGGTAAAGATACAAAAGTTATAGTCGTATCTACACCAAATGGTTTCAATATGTTTTACAAATATTGGAATGATGCAGAGAATGGAACAAACGATTTTGTTCCATTTAAAGTTCATTGGTCTAATGTTCCTGGTAGAGATAAAGAATGGAGAAAAAGAATTGAGTCAACTATTGGTGCTGACGCGTTTAGACAGGAGTATGAAGCAGAGTTTTTAGGATCTTCAAATACACTAATATCCTACGATAAACTACAAGAATTATCATATAGTAATCCATTATACAGAAAAAATGATGTAGATGTTTTTGAAGAAGTTAATTCAAAACATGCTTATGTTATGACAGTTGATGTTGCTCGTGGTCAAGGATTAGACTATTCTGCCTTTACCGTCTTTGATATTACAGAAATGCCATATAAAATAGTGGCAAAATATAGAAGTAATCTAGTAGCCCCCCTAGTCTTTCCCAATATTATAAATATTATCGGTAAGCGGTATAATGATGCTTATATTCTTATTGAAATAAATGATATCGGCTCACAAGTTTCCGATGTTCTCCATCATGATTTGGAATACGAAAATCTGTTTTCAACAGCGTGGTATGGAAGACATGGACAACAGCTGAGTGGTTTTGTGGGTGGTAAAAGAGATTCACAATTTGGTGTAAAAACATCTAAACAAGTCAAAAAAATAGGTTGTTCTAATCTAAAAGCATTAATTGAAGATGATAAACTGTTTATACCAGATTATGATATTATTTCAGAATTAACCACATTTGTTTCTGGTGGCGATACTTTTAATGCTGAAGATGGAGCACATGATGATTTAGCCATGACTTTAGTTTTATTTGGATGGTTAGTAGATCAACAATATTTTAAAGAATTAAGTAATCAAAACATCAGAGATAATCTTTATAGAAATCAATTAAGTGAATTAGAGGACTTAACAACTCCATTTGGTATAATTAATAATGGGTTGAATCAGTCAGAATATGAAATAGACAATGAAGGTACACTTTGGACAAACGTAGAGTAACAAATAATGTAAATGATGATAAGAATTTGTTAATATAAAAAATGTAATTTATTGTAAAGGAGAAACACAATGGCATTTCAAGTTAGTCCTGGAATTAATGTTAGTGAGATTGATCTTACTACAGTAGTCCCTAATGTTGCCACATCTATAGGTGCGGTAGCTGGAGGTTTTGTATGGGGACCTGTTATGGAAAGAACAAACATCACTACAGAAAACGATCTAGTAAGAGTATTTGGTAAACCAGATGATATTACATCACCGTGGTTTCATACCGCAGCAAACTATCTTGCATATTCTAACAACCTTATAGTTGTAAGAAATGTTTTAACTAGTGCTAAAAATTCTGTCTGTAGTAATGATGGAACTGCTGCAACTGATATTGATATTTTAAATGCTACAAACTATGATGAATCAATAAGTGGTGCTACAGATCAATTATTTATCGCAAAATATCCCGGTAAAATGGGAAATAGTTTAAAAGTTATAGCCATTGATTCTTTTGGTTGGGCTGCTGTTAATTCATCTTTATCTGCTGCACATCAAGTAGATCAATTAACATTTAAGGCAAACTTTGATGCTGCACCTCCTGGTACGTCTTCTTCAATGAAATCGGCAAATGGTGGAGCTGCTACTGGTCTTGATGAAATGCATGTTCTTGTTATTGATGAAGATGGTTTGTGGACAGGAACACCTGGGTATGTTTTAGAGAAACATGCTTATGTAAGTAAAGCTTCTGATGCAAAACGAATTGATGGTTCAAGTAATTATATTGGAACTGTTTTACGAAATGAATCAGCATATGTTTGGTTGGGTAATAAAATTGCCATTGGTTCTTCTACTGCCGATACTGGTACTGAAGTTGATGCGGGTACTATTATGTCTGGTAGTGTTTTTAAAGGTATCAATGGTGTTGGTAAAGAGATTATTGGTGGATCATTGATTCAGGGTGACGATGGTAATGCTTTGAATGACGCTGAACTAGAACTTGCTTATGGACTGTTTGTAAATCCAGAAGTAGTTGATATTTCTCTAATAATGGGTGCTTCTGGTTCAACTAATACAGGTTCTTATATTATAGAAAGTATTGCTAATGTACGAAAAGATTGTATTGCACTAGTTTCTCCATCAAGAGGTAGTGTTGTATCTACAACTGGACAGGTTGGTAAATTAACAACTGATAGTGGTAATCTAGGATCTTCTAGTTATGCAGTTATGGACAGTGCTTGGAAATATCAGTATGATAGATATAATGATGTTTTCCGTTATGTTCCAATGAACGGTGATATTGCCGGTCTTTGTGCAAGAACTGATTTTACAAATGATGCTTGGTGGTCACCTGCAGGATTGTCAAGAGGTCAAATCAAAAATATTATCAGACTTTCTTGGGAACCTACTAAGGCACAACGTGATGAATTGTATCAACTTGGTATTAATCCTATTATTACCCAGACAGGCGCTGGAGTAGTTCTTTGGGGTGACAAAACAATGCAGACAGTTCCAAGTGCATTTGATCGAATCAATGTACGAAGGTTGTTTATTGTTCTTGAGAAAGCAATTAGTATTGCTGCTAAAGCAATGCTCTTTGAGTTCAATGATGAGTTTACACGTTCACAATTTATTAATCTAGTAGAACCTTTCCTTCGTGAAGTACAAGGAAGACGGGGTATTACTGACTTTAAGGTAGTATGTGATAGTTCTAACAATACTGGTCAAATTATTGATACGAATAACTTTGTTGGTGATATTTATGTTAAACCTTCACGTTCTATTAATTATATCCAGTTAAATTTTGTTGCTGCTCGATCTGATGTTTCTTTCTCAGAAATCGGTGGTTAAATCTTATAAATATATACAAACTTAGAGGAGTAATAAAATGTCTACAATTTCTGATTTTAAAAATAACTTTAGAGGTGGGGTTCGACCCAATCTATATAAAGTTGTAGTTAATGCCCCTATTATTGGGCAATTAGATTTACAGTTTCTTGGAAAAGCAACACAAATTCCAAGTTCAATGATTAATAATATTGATGTCGCTTATCGTGGTCGTATGTTAAAGGTTCCAGGAGATCGAGTATTTGAAGATTGGACTGTAACAATTATGGCTGATCCTGATTGGCAAGCTAGAACGAGCATGGAACAGTGGATGAATGCTATTCAAAATCATTCACAGAATCGAAGCTCTGTTGCGGCTACTAATGTTTATGGAAACGCAAGTGTTTCTCAATTGAATCGTGATGGTGGTATTCTTAGGACATATCGGTTACAAGATATATATCCAACTACACTATCTGCTATTGAATTATCAATGGATCCTGATGGAGCACCAGAAGAGTTTGCTGTTACCTTTGCTGTTAATAATTATACAGTAGATGGACAAGGACTTGATGGTACAGCTTCTGGTACTGGAGTTGATATTTCTCTTAGTGGTTCTCTTAAAATTGGTGGTGTAACAATTAGTGGAAGCATTTAATTTTTTGAATAAAGGGGGATGGGTAAAACTGTCCCTCTTTCTTTTTATTAGATACAGCTAGAAAGGGAAATAAAAAATATGTCGATAACAACCGAAAAAGAAAGAGATATAATGTTTACTCCTGTTTTGAAAGGTGGAATAAACTGTGCTGGTGATACTCCAGTCAAGGCAAAAGAAGTATCAAATTATGATTTTATAACTACTGCAAATCCTACACAGATGGAACCTACCCGCGTAGATAACGTAGACGATAATGCTAGAATGCAAGATAAATTTTTAAATCAAGAACATCCTCTAGCGGGTCATATGAAAATTACACCACAGTGGACTACACCTATTGGTGAACTAGAACTTAATATACCAGAAGAGATGAGAATTAGTCTTATTAAGTTTATTGCTTCACGTGGTTATTGTACGACAATGGGTACACATAAAAAAACACAAACACCAGAATTTGAAAGTAATCATTATAATATGTTTGAATATTCAGAAGATGATGAAACAGCTGAACATATTCGTGGATTTGAAAAGATTACTTCTGAAATGATTAGATACTATATTGCAAATGCATGGGACATTACTAATGCTGATGCACTAAAATTAGAAGCTCGTGGATTTGGTAATATGCAAACTCATGGTAGACGGACGTATCCTCACTATCATCATGGATTTGATGGAGTAATGATTACATATCTTACTGTTGGTGGAGAGTTTATAATTAAAGATACTGATACAGGTCCAACCCCTAACGATACGAAGTTAACAATAATTCCCCCTAATTCAGAAATTGAAAAAATAGAAGATAATATAGTTGCAGAATACGATTCGTTTAATCTTTCAAAAGAAGATTTACCTTGTGAAGGTTCTGGTAATATGTTACTACAAGACCCAAGACCAGCAATTAATTATCCTTATTGTAATAAAGCGATTGCATTTGAACCTAAAGTAGGAACAACTATTTTTCATCCTGCCTATCTTTGGCATGAATCAAATAATTTTACTGGTACCGGAATAAGAGCAGCAATTGTTGTTAATTATCGAGTATTGACAAATAACAATTCAGGTTTAGTAAAACCTTTAGTATGAATCAAACTATTATAAACAGGAGATAAATTATGGCTGGCGGATTTGAATTATTTGGTTTTGAAATAGCAAAAAAAGAAAAAAAGAGAAAAACATTTGTAACACCAGAAAATATTGATGGATCACAACAGATCATTGAAGGTGGTGGTGTCTATGGCCATTACTTAGATACTGGCGTTGATGCTAAAGAC